TGCGCCAAGTTTCCCCACAAGGCCCGAGAGATCGTCACCGGGGCATTCGAGGCGGTCGCATCAGACTGTTTCGTTACCATCGAGTCGACGGCTGAGGGCAGGGCGGGTTATTTCTTCGATTACTCGCAGAGCGCGGAGAAGCAACAGCTGTCCGGTGTGCCGCTGGGCAAGCTGGACTGGAAATTCTTCTTCTTCAGCTGGTGGCGCAACCCGTTCTATACGCTTGAGTCAGAACACGTCGTCATCCCGCAGCGGTTGACCGACTACTTCACCGAGCTGCACGCCAGACACGGCATCGTCACCAGCCACGGCCAACGCGCCTGGTACGCCGCCAAAGAAAAGTCTCTCGGCGACGACATGAAGCGGGAATACCCGTCGATACCGGCCGAGGCGTTCCAGCAGTCTGTCGAGGGCGCCTACTACGCCAGACAGTTCGCCAAGCTCTACACGAACAAACGAATAGGCGTCATCCCGAACAACAGCCACCAGCCGGTGATGACGTTCTGGGACATCGGTGTCGGCGACTCCACGGCCATCTGGTTCGTGCGCCAAATCGGCACCGAATATCACGTCATCGACTACTACGAAAACTCCGGCGAAGGCCTTCGGCATTACATGAAGGCGCTCAAGGACAGGGGTTACACCTACTCCGAGCACTGGGGCCCGCACGATATCGAGAATCGCGAGTTCGGCAGTGATGCGAAGAGCCGCAAGGACATCGCCAAAGAGGGCTATGTGATCGACGGCGAACGGTACTCCATCAAGTTCCAGGTTGTACCTAAGACGGGCGTCGACACCGGCATCGAAGCAGCGCGGGAGATTCTTCCGCTCTGCGTGTTCGATGAGTCCAAGTGCGAAGAGGGGATCAGCCACCTTGAGAACTATCGCAAGGAGTGGGACGAGAATCGTGGGTGCTGGAAAGACAAGCCATTCCACGACAGCACGTCTCACGGCGCCGACGCATTCCGTTACTTTGCAGTCGCCAAAACCAAGCGTATGCGGACAGCATCCACTTCATCCCTGAGTATCTGACATGAGCGATGACCCGAGCAAAACGCTCCTTGCCGTCGACGAGATGCGCAAAGACTGGGACATCGTCGATGCGCTGATGGGCGGCACCAAGGCAATGAGGGCGGCGAAAGAGAAATTCCTGCCCAAATGGCCGAAAGAGAGCGCTGAGACCTACGCGGCGCGAATCAAGACCTCGACCTTGCTGCCAGCCTTCAGCGAAACCGTGCAGAACATGACTGGTCGCGTATTTGCCGAGCCGATCGTGCTCAGCGATGACGTCCCGGATGAGATCGAGGTGTTCGCCGAAAACCTCGACTGCCAGGGCAACAACCTGCAGGTATGGGCGCAGTCGTTCTTCTCCAAAGCGCTGTCCCACGGTCTCTGCCACGCGCTGGTCGAGCACCCCAAGACGGTGGACGAGGAAGGTCGGCCTCTGCTGAAGACCAAGGCTGACGAGAAAGCGGCTGGTGTTCGCCCATATGTGGTGATGATCGCCCCCAAGCAGGTGTTGGGGTGGCGTTCAAGCACGGCAACGGGTCGGCACGTTCTGACCCAATTCCGCTACCTCGAAGTGGTGGAAGAGGACGAAGGCGAGTTCGGCGTCAAGATGGTGCCGCAGATTCGCGTGCTGACACCCGGACGCTGGGAGACCTTCCGCAAGAAGGAGCCATCGACCGGTGCTGGCTCGACCGAGGAGTGGATCAGCCATGCGAGTGGCACAAACACGCTGAGCGATATCCCGCTCGCCACGCTCTACACAAAGCGCACAGGCTTCATGACGGCCTCGCCGCCACTACTGGAACTCGCACACCTAAACGTCAAGCACTGGCAGTCCCAGAGCGATCAGGACAACATCCTGCACGTCGCCCGGGTGCCCATGCTGGCGATAAGCGGGGTCGATGACGATTACGACCTGGTGATTGGGACCAGCAGCGCGACTCGACTGCCATTGAACGGCGAGATGAAGTGGGTTGAGCACTCTGGCGCAGCGATTGGCGCCGGCAGCACTTCTTTGCACGACCTCGTAGACGACATGCGCCTCTCCGGTGCCAAGCTGCTGGAGAAGGACAAGCAGGGCGTCAAGACGGCAACGCAGGCCGAGGACGAGTCAGCGCAAGAAATGAGCCCGCTCCAGACAATGGCCGGACAACTCGAAGATGCTGTCGACCAGATCCTTCAATACTTCGCCAAATGGCTGGGTCAGGATGAGGGCGGTCATGTCCAGGTCAATGGCAACTTCGACGTCGATTTCGCGCCAGAGATTGCCTTGCCGATGCTGGTCAGCATGGCGAGCAACGGCCAGATATCCGACAAGACGCTTTTCGGTGAGATGCAGCGCCGCGGCCTGCTGGGGGATGACCTCAAGTGGGAAGAGGAGCAGGCACGCCTGACCGCGCAGCCCGTCAAGGCTGTGATTCCGACCAAGCCAACGTTCTAACCGAAACACTTACAGCAGCCCTGGCATTCGCCGGGGCTTTTTTATGGGCGCGATTCCGGATGGATAGCGCCGCATCGGGCCGGATGGCTCAAAACTGGCGGATGCCTGGAGACGAAGCATGAAACTGAAACTCGACGAGAACGGCCACGCGGTGCTGCAGGATGGCAAACCGGTCTACGTGCATGAAGACGGCAAGGAAGTCCCTTTCGACGCCGCTGGCACCGTGGCAACGATTGCGCGGCTTAACGGCGAGGCTAAAGGGCACCGTGAGCGCGCAGAGACTGCCGAGAAGACCGTGAAGGCGTTCGAAGGCATCACTGATCCTGCCGCCGCAAAGAACGCGCTCGACATCGTTTCCAAGCTTGATCAGAAGAAGCTCGTCGATGCCGGTGAAATCGACACCGTGCGCAACGAGATCAGCAAGGCCTTCCAGGCGCAGCTCGACGAAGCCACCACCAAGGCTTCTGGTTACGAGAAGCAGCTCTACGAAGAACGCATCGGTGGTGCATTCAGCCGCTCGAAGTTCATCGCCGAGAAGCTGGCGATCCCTGGCGACATGGTTCAGTCCCGCTTCGGTGCCAACTTCAAGATCGAAGACGGCAAAACCGTGGCCTATGACCAGCACGGCAACAAAATCTTCAGCCGCTCACGCCCGGGCGAGGTCGCCGATTTCGACGAAGCGATCGAGACCCTGGTTGAGCATTACCCGTACCGCGACAACATCCTCAAATCAAATGCCGGCAGTGGCGGCGGCTCCCAGCAGAGCAACAACTCTGGCGGCGGTGGCGGTAAAAGCTACTCCCGCGAGCAATTCGCAGCGATGAGCCCAGCACAGCAGGCCGATATCGGCAAGCAGGTGGCAACAGGCGCCGTCGCGATCACCGATTAAGAGCGTCAAATTCTTCCGAAACCCGGATGGGGGCCGGAGTGCGAGCTGGATGGCTCATTTATCAAACCTCCCTATCCCGAAAAGGAAATGAATCGTGTCAAACACCCTGACTGGCCTCATTGGCCCGCTGTATGAAGCGCTCGACGTTGTGTCGCGTGAGTTGGTCGGCTTTACCAAGGTGGTCACCCTCGACGCATCGGCTGAAGCAGCTGCCGTGGGCCAGGAAGTCCGCTCCCCGGTAGTTCAGCCGGTCGGTTTGCAAGACATCACCCCAGGCCTGACCGCACCGAACGCTGGTGACCACATCATCGGTAACGTGCCGGTGGTCATCACCACCAGTAAGGCCTATCCGATTCGCTGGAACGGCGAAGAGCAGAAGGGCCTCAACGGCGCTTCTGGCGCTGGCACTTCAGTGATTATGAAGAACCAGTTCATCAACGCCTTCCGCTCGCTGGGCAACGCGGTTGACCTGAGCCTGGCAAGTGCTGCAGTTGCTGCGGCGTCGCGCGCCACCGGCACTCCAGGAACTACACCTTTCGGTGTGGCTGGCGACCTGAGCGACTTCGCACTGGCTCGCAAGATCCTGGAAGACAACGGCGCACCGACCACCGCATTGAACATGGTCATCAACTCCTCGTCCGCAGCGAACCTGCGCGGCAAGCAGTCGGTGCTGTTCAAAGTCAACGAGGCCGGTACTGACGAGATGCTGCGTCAGGGCGTTATCGGTCGTGTCGAAGGCTTCGATGTTGCCCAGTCTGCGCAACTGAAGACGGTCGTCAAGGGCACCGGCACCGGTTACCTGGTCAACAGCACCGGCCTGGTCATCGGTTCCGTTTCGATTCCGGTCGACACCGGTACCGGCACCATCCTGCCAGGCGATGCGATCACCTTCGCGGGTGACCCAAACGTCTACATGGTCAACGCCTACTCGGCAGGCGTCATCACCATCGGCGGCCCGGGCCTGCTGACTGGGGTTGCGGACAACACTGCGATAACCATCGGCAACAGCTACGCGCCGAACGTTGCATTCGCCAAGTCTGCACTGGTTCTCGCTGCTCGTGCGCCTGCAATGCCTGTTGGTCTCGATGGCAAGCCTATCGACGCCGCCGACGACATGATGATGATCACCGATCCGGTATCCGGTCTGAGCTTCCAGCTGACCCAGTACCGCCAGTACCGCCAGATCTACTGGGAAATCGGCCTCGCTTGGGGTGTGAAGGCGGTCAAGCCTGACCACATCGCCATTCTGCGCGGCTAATCCCAGCAACTGCCATCTCGGTGCGCGGGCTCTCCCGCCACCGATTGATACATGATCGAGGAATCGGAAATGACCAAGAAAACCGCAGATGACAAAGCGCTCGAAGCTCAGCAAACCGCTGAAGAGTTGCGCGCCAAGGCAGACGCTGCCGACCTGACGCCGGAAGAGAAGAAAGCCATGGCCGCCGAGCAGAAAGCCGACGACCTGGCTGCAGCCGCCAAGGAAGAGAAGGGCGATGACGAGCGCACCGCTGAGCCTTCGCTGGCTGGTGACGTGCTGGTGATTGACCCTGAACTGCCTGCCGGCGACCACGACGCTCAGGTGTTCGGCAATAACCCGCTGAACCCTGCTCCAGCGCCTGGTCTCGTTGAAACCGACGCCACTGTGCGCATGGTCAACGAGAAGTCGGACGGCACCAAGGCGTTCGCTGATGTGCACCCTGACATGGTGGGTGATTACGCCCGCGCTGGCTGGCGTCACGCTGAAATCTAAGGAGATCTGGATATGCCGTCGGTAACTGGCACTTACAGGATGGGTCCGGGCGGATTCTTCTCGGATACCGACGGCTCAGGCCCTTATTCAATCAACTCCGCCGGTGTGGCCACCCTGATTACTCAGGTGTCGGTCGCGCAGGCGGGCGTTGCTTCAAGTGCTGTCACTTCGGTGACGAGCGCTGCGACCAATACCACGCTGCTGGCGGCCAACGCTGCTCGGCGCGGTGCGTCAATCTTCAACGAATCCACGTCGGTGCTCTACCTGAAACTGGGCAGTGCATCGTCCATCACCAGTTACACGGTGATCATCGCAGCAAACGCATATTACGAAGTGCCGTTCGGCTACACCGGTGTCATTACTGGCCTCTGGGCGTCAGCCAACGGTGCCGCACGAGTAACGGAGGTGTCCTGATGCCTCTTTTCGTCCCTGCCGGGCTGATCATCATCCCCGGCGTATTCACGGTTGCAAGCCTGCCTGACCCGACGCTGTACCCCAAGCAATACCTCTGGGTCACCGACTTGCATGACGGGCAGCCAGATTACGTGCTCAGCGACGGCGTGAACTGGAAGCCTGTTAGGCCCCTTGCATCGCGAATAATCGCCAATGCTGACGCAGCCATGACGCTGCAGGCACTGACCAATTCTCCTACGCAGGTACTGCGAGGCGCGCTTACAGCCAACCGAACGGTCACGCTCAGCACCACGCGGGCGTACAGCGGAGCCAAATTCCGCATCAAGCGCGAAGCCACCGGCCTGTTCGGGCTGGTCATCGGCTCGCTTGGGTCGATGGGGCTGAGCAGCTGGATGGACATGGAATACGACGGCACCCAATGGGTTCAAACTGCGAGCGGCGGGCTGCTCTGACACAGGACATCACATGCTCACTCAAGAACAAATGGCGGATGTCCGTCGCTACGCCGGATACCCGATGGTGGGCGATCTCGTAATCAACGACGGTACAGACTTGGCGCGCGGATACGTTGCCCCTGGCATCTACCAGACGCTGCAACGTCGGCTCACCAACATGAACCCGGCAGAGGAGGCGCGTGTGGTCAGCTTCCTGACAACGCTTGCGGACCTCGAAACGGATATCCCCGGCGCGCGCGAGAACCTGGACACCGATCAGGCTGCGGTCTGGGTGCACAACAAGAACGAAATCGGCGACCGTATGCGCCTGTACAAGATCTGGCGCCGCGAGCTCTGCAACTTCCTCGGCGTTGTGCCAGGACCCGGACTCGGCGACGGCACGATCAGCATGACGAGGGCCTGACATGGACGGCACAAAGCTGCAGGCCAAGATCTACAAGGGATACGGGCAGGCAGCAAAGCGGATTGGCTTCGACTATCAGCAATACCGCGCCGCCGGGCCTATTGAGCCACTGTCCGCAGGCGTGCTTCAGACGCTGCCCGCATCGTTCACCACCAAATTCACGTACAACGCCCCGAACAAGTACGGCGAAGCGACCTGGCTCGGCCTGTTCGACGCTCGACTGTTCCTGCCGGGTGACTTTCTCGTCGGGCGCCAGGGCACTTTCTTCATCGCCGCCATGCAGGACACGCTGCCGATCTACTGCGTGCAGACCAACCGCACCGTGGAAATCATCCGCGTGACTCAGGACGCGCCGGTGGGCCTTGGCTCATGGGCTGGCGACAAAAGAGCATCGACCGAGCTCACAATCATGCAGGGCTGGCCAGCAAGCGTCTTGCAGGGCACCAAAGGCGAAACGAACGAGGCAAAACTGCCCGGCGACGTCAAAACTCCGTGGTGGGCAATCCTTCTTCCGGCATGGCCCGGGATTGTGCTGCGTACCAGCGACATCATCCGCGACGATCTCGACCGCAAATACGTCATCTCCAGTGCGGAGCTGACCGACATGGGGTGGAGAATCACCGCCATGCAGGCACAGGTGTGAAATGGCGAGTCTTACCGACGTCGTGAAGCAAATCGCGTCACAGATCAACGCCATCGTCTATCCAAACGGCACTGGACAGCCGAGCATCGCCGGTATCCCGCTGCGGATTTACCCTGGGTGGCCAGTACCGAACGAGTTGGAAGCTGACCTTAAAGCTGGGAAGGCGCACATCAGCATTTACCCGCACGGGAGGGACGCGAAGACGTCTCGCTACATCGGTCGAACGTGGGTTCCGCTGACCAGCCCAATCCATACGGTGGTCATGACCGTGCAGGGCGCCGTAGTGACGCTGTCGGGCACGATCAGCAGGCAGAATCTGCTGATCAATCTCAATGGCACCCACTACGTGTATGCCATGCAGCCGTCAGATACGCTGACGACCGCAGCCACCGCTCTCGCGTCGATGATCCCTGGCGCTACCAGCAGCGGAACAGTAATCACGCTGACAGGCGCTCACAGCGTCTTCACCAGAGTCGGCGGGTTCGGCACGGCCTACATGGAGACCAAGCGCCAGGAGCAGGCTGTGATGATTAGCATCTGGGCCAACAGCCCCGAAGCGCGGGATGCGGTTGCAAGCCCGATCGACTCGGCGCTGTCCGATAGCAACGTGATCAATTTCACCGACGGCTCGGCCGGGATCATTCACTCATCCGGCTCAATGATGACAGATCAGCTGCAGAAGTCCGATCTGTACCGCATGGATCTGTTCTACACCATCGATTACGCCACCACCCAGACACAGCAAGCCACGGAGGTCATCGCTCCGGTGCTGAACATTGTGAACGCCCAATCCGGGCAAACCCTTAAAACGCTCAACCCTTGAGGCCCGACATGGACTCCAACTCTCCAAACGCTCCCGTGACCGTGCCGGCCTCGAAGGCAAAACCGACCACGTCCGCATTCCAACTGACCGTGAAGTTCGCCTTCGCCGACTACCAGGTCGGGCAGGTCATCACTGACCCGGCCGAGGTTGAAAGCGTGCTCGCCGGTGAGTGCGCTGGAAACGTTCTGAAAACCGCCGCCTAACAAGCGAAAACCACACAACGAAAGCCGCCTCCGGGCGGTTTTTTCATTAGGAGGAAGCCATGCCCATCTACCCGGCAGGCAGCTTGAACACGGCGGCACTACAGGCCCCGGATCTCTATATCCAGGTGGTTCCACCGAAAACCCGCTACATCAACGGCGTTCCGACCGACATTCTCGGCGTCGTCGGGGTTGCGGACTGGGGCCCAGTCAACAGCGCGACGCTGATCGGCTCGCCAGGTGACGTCACCCAGCGATTCGGTACCCAGTCAGTGCGCAAGTACGACCTGTGCACTGCGCTGGCCGTGTCGATCCAAGGCGGCGCTACCAACATCCATGCGGTACGTGTCACCGACGGCACCGACACTGCGGCGACCAGCACGCTCAAAGATACTGCCGCTGCCGTGGGCGCAACGCTGACCGCGTTCTACACCGGCACCCTGGGCAACTCGCTCACCGCCACGTTGGCTGCCGGTACCGCCTCGGCGAGCTGGAAACTGACCGTGTCGCTGCCGGGCGTCTCGCCTGAAGTGTTCGACAACATCACCGGCACTGGCCTGGCGCTGTGGCAGAACATCGTCAGCGCGGTGAACAACGGTCAATCTGGCGTTCGCGGGCCTTCGCAGTTAGTCATTGCCACTGTGGGCGTCACTACGCTTGCTCCTGTCGCCAACACACAGACCATTACCTTCACTGCTGGCACCTCCGGCAACACCACGATCACCGACGCAGTGCTGATCGGCGTGGATGGCGTCACCGGCACGACCCGCAAGGGCATGTATGCCCTGCGCGGCAGTGGTGCCCAGGTTGCGAACCTTGTTGACGTGACCGACAGCACCCAGTGGCCGGCCATGCTGACCTACGGCCTGTCCGAGGGCTGCTACATGGTCACCCAGGGCGCCGCTGGCGCATCCTACGTGACCGTCTCTGCCGCGCTGTCCACCGCCGGCTGTGACAGCTACGCGCTGAAGGTAATGGTGGGCGACTGGGTCTACTGGCAGGATCAGGTAAACGGTCAGCAGCGCATGATCGCGCCGGCCACCTTCGCCGCCGCCAAAATCGCCTCGCTGTCGCCGAACCAGAGCGCGCTGAACAAGCCGATCACCAACGCGGTGTCGACTCAGCGCAACCTGTCGCAGCAGCCGTACAGCATCGCCGAGATTGGCGCGATCAACAGCGCGCGCCTGGACGTCATCACCAACCCATGCCCGGGCGGCAGTTATTTCGGCCACCGATCCGGCCTGAACAGCGCGAGCAACTCCGCGGTGAACGGCGACAACTACACCCGGATGACCAACTTCATCTCGCTGACGATCGCTGCATCGTTTGGCGGTGTGATTGGTCAGTTGCAGACCCCGGATGTTCGCCGAACCACCAAGTCGACCATGGAAAGCTTCCTGCAGACCCTGGCTCAGCAAGGGATGATCGGCGACGTCAATGGCGGCCCGGCCTTCTCAGTGCAGATCGACGCCACCAACAATCCCGATGCGCGAGTGGCTCAGGGCTACATGCAGGCCGATGTGCAGGTGAAATACCTGTCCGTGATCCGCTACTTCCTCGTGAATCTGGAGGCCGGACAGTCGGTCACCGTCGTTTCGTCCGCCACCCCGCGCAGCTAATCGCTGACCCACTTCCCAGCCCGGCCCGCGCCGGGTTTTTCATTTGGAGCATGCCATGCCCGGTCAAGGCGGATACAACACAGGCAAGGATGTCGCCATCGACATCAACACCCCGACGGGGCCGATCCGGCTCCCGAAGATCATGAATTTCGACTCCAAGCCGAAAGTCACCAACCAGGAAATCACCCCGCTCAACGGCCTGACCGACGAGCTGATGATCCCCAAGGGTTGGACCGGCACGTTTGAAGCCGAGCGGGTTGACTCGACGCTTGATGATTGGTGGGCGCAGTTCGAAAGCGACTACTACAACGGCGTCAACCAGAACCCGGCGACCATCACCGAGACCATTCAGGAAATCGGCGGCGGCACGACCACCTGGCGCTACACGCACGTGATTCTGAAGCTTGAAGACGCAGGCAAGAAGGAAGGCGACAAGACGATCCGTCAGTCGATGTCCTTCACCGCTCGCCGTCGTATCAAGGTTTAACCCTGTTCGCACGGCACCCCGGCAGGGGGCGGGGCTCGTCACTCCGCACGCCGTGCACCTTAGACGACTCACTGACGAGAGGATTTACCGATGACCAAAGTTACCGTTCACGAAAGTGCGCCACCGGTTCACGTTGACCAGAAGCCACGTTTCGAAACAATTCAGGATTCGCGCGGCCGCACCATCCAGCTGCGCAAACTCGGCCCGCTCGAGCAGGGTCGCATCGTCATGGCGGTCGGCGGCGAGACCGCTGGCAACCAGACGTTCATGTCCGGCTTCGCGTTGCCCGCGGCCATGGTCGTTTACATCGACGACGTAGGCTACGGCCTGCCTAACTCGCTGGTGCAGATCGAGGCAGTGCTCAAGGAGTTGGGCGAAGAGGGTATGGAAGCCATCAACACCCACTTCCTCGCCAAGTTCGAGGCCGCCAAAGCAGAGTCGGACGCGAAAGCTGCCAAGGAAGGCCTCACCGCCGAGCAGGCCGCCGCAAAAAACTAGCCACGAACTCCGAGTTTCGCCAGTCCTGCTGGCTGGTGAAAAACGGAGTTCCGTTCGAGAGTGTTTTCGAGGCAGGCCGCCTCACCGACTATGAACAGTTCGCCTTCTCCATCATGTTCTCCGAATTTGAGGGGGCGGGCATCTGGAACTGGTCAACCATGCAGTTCGACAAAGCGGAGGGGTGATCATGGACTTCAATAGCCTGGGGTCACTCGCCCTGCACATTGCTGCGCAAGAGGTGGCACTGCTCGAAGGTCTGCACCAAGGCCTTGAGCAGTGCGCCAAGCGCATCGAGAAGACGGCCAAGGAGGAAATAGGGCACTACCAGACAGGTATCGGCCCTTTTCCCGCATGGGCGGCGCTGGCTGATGCCACGGAGGCCGCAAAGTCGCTGGCAGGCTACCCAATGGACGCCCCACTACTCGCTACTGGCGAGATGCGCAACAGCATCACCCACCGGACCTCAGGACTTGAAACGGTGATCGGCTCAACGGACGAGAAGATGGTCTACCACGAATTCGGAACACTGCGGATGCCGGCAAGGCCTGTAATGGGCCCTGCGGTGCTGCGCAACAAGGAGTACATCCGCCGGGTGCTGGGCGCCGCGACGGTGTCTGGACTCATTGGTGGGTTCGCGATTCACAAGTCGCTGGGCTACGACTCCGGCATCTGATCAGCCAAGTTTTCCCGGGCGAACCTGAACGTCTAAGACTGATTTGCTGACCGGGTCATAGGTACATTCGTAGACGCTGTTTTGATAAGCGCCAAAACCATTCTGGAACTGCACCTTGTCCCCGATATAGATAATCTGCCCCTTTGCCTGATCGGCCCAGCGCATGTGGTCGAACTTGAATTCGAAAGTTGAGTCCGTCCACTTAACCGAGTACTTGGCAAGCTTCTCAACTGCTTTTTCGCATGGATAGCTTGCCTCTGGCAGCTTGCGCTCCATCCAGCACTGAATGTCTTTCATGCATTCGGCGTCGCTGGGTTTTGCAGGGGCTGTAGCAACCTCATCCGGCTTGCTGGTTGACGAGCCGAAATAGGCATAGATGGCCCAGCCAATCAATGCCACAGCAATCAGGCCCTTAATCGTGTCGGCTGAACTTACCGCTGGATTGCTGACGCCGCAGTGTGGGCAAGTCTTCGCACTTGATGAAACCTCTTTTTTACATTCCTTGCACGCTTTCAGAGCCATTGCCTGTTCCTTTTTATTTAAAAAATAAGCGCGTATGCGACGAAGCAGACTGCGAATAGACCGCCGCCGGCGAACACCAGCCCAAGGCTGCTGAAGGTAAACAGCAGCAGAGCATCCTGGATTCCGATGACCGGCTTGCGGCGCCTGGATCGGGCGGTAGGCGCCGCTCTGCGCTGCTCAGAAGCCTCGATCAGCGGAATCGCCCTGTGCGACTGCCGGTATTCCTGAATCTGTCCATCCACCCACTGGTATGTCCGTCGACTGTTTGCCATGTGATTAAACACCGCGAAAGGGAAGGTCATTATGGCATTCGAGGCGTATTCCGTCGCCGTCAAGCTGTCGCTGGTCAACCACGTCAGCGCTGGCCTTCTGCTCATTAGCAAGGGTCTCGGCGCGACCGGCCAGGACGTCGACAAGCTCAACTCCAAGCTGGCATCGATCGGCAAGCAAGGTGCCATTGGAGCAGCAATGTTTGCCGGCGGCCTTGGCCTGGCCGCAATGTTCAAAGCCCCGCTTGAAGAGGCGAAGAAATTCCAGAACGAGACCGAGCGCTTTCGTTCCCTTGGCCTTGGTGACGCAGTAACTGCCGATGCAGTGAAATTTGCCACCGGCATGAACAGCTACGGCACCAGCATTCGCGAGAACCTCGGCCTGCTGCGTGACGCCCAGACGGTTTTCGGCGACTTCCACGAAGCGCAGATGGTCACGCCGCTGCTGGCGAAGATGAAATTCGCCAACGCTGCGCTCTACGGCGATGAAGCCGGCGGCATGAAAGACAAAGCCTTCATGGACATGCTGAAGGTCATTGAAATGCGCGGCGGCCTTGCCAGCGAGAAGGCATTCAACGACCAAGCCAACATGGTCCAGCGCGTTCAGACCGCGACCGGTGGCCGAGTTGGCGCAAACGAGTTCCTCAACTTCATCAAGACTGGCGGCGTGGCTGCCAAGGGTATGAAGGACGAGAACTTTTACTACCAGATGGAGCCTCTGATTCAGGAGATGGGCGGCCAGCGTGTTGGTACCGGCTTGATGTCGGCCTATCAGAACCTGGTGCAGGGACGGACGACGCAGCGGGCTGCGAACGAGCTGATGCGCATTGGCATGCTTAACCCCAAAATGGTCGATTACGACAAGGTTGGGAACATCAAGCAGATAAAGCCTGGCGCCGTGAAGGGTGGCGACGTAATGGTCGCTGATCCCATGAAGTGGATGCAGACGGTGATGCTGCCGGCATTCGCCAGCAAAGGCATCGTCGACAGGCAGGCGATCCTCAATGAAATCGGTGCGATCTTCACCAACCGTACCGCGTCGCAGCTCTACTCGACGATGTACCTGCAGCAGGCGCAGATCCAGAAGAACTTCAAGCTGAATAGCGGTGCGGCAGGTATCGACGAACTCGATAAGAACGCCAAAAACACCTTGGCCGGCAAGGAACTGGAGTTCGCCGGCAAGTGGAAGGACCTGATGCTCAATCTGGGCACTGTGGTCCTGCCGCTGGCCATTGCCGCGCTCGACAAGCTGAACCCCGCGCTGAAAAACCTCGGCGAGTGGATTGCGGCAAACCCGGGGCCAGTGAAGGCTTTGACTTACGCGCTGCTGGGTCTGTCCACCTTCCTTGTGGCCGGTGGGCTGATCAACATGGTGATTGCGGCAGGCCGAGGCTTCTGGCTGCTTGGTCAGGCAATGGTTTTCCTGAGTTCAACAGCGCTCGCGCCGTTGGTTCCGGCTATCGCCAGACTCGGCACTCAGCTGTTAATCATGGGCGTGAGCGCTTATCGCGCTACGGCAGCCTTTGTTCTGGCATCTGGGTTTGTCCGGGGCATGCTGATGGCCTTCCTGGCACCAATCCGGCTGATCGGTACCGCCCTGTACTACTTCATCGCTCCGCTGGGCCTGTTGCTCACGCCAATCGGTCTTGTAGTCGTTGGCCTGACGGTCGGGGTGCTGCTCCTCTGGAACAACTGGAAGGAAATCAGTGGTGCGCTGAAGCTTATCTGGGGCGACATAAAGACCGGTATTTTCAAGCTGTTCAAGGGAGACATCGTCGGCGCATTCAAATCGTTTGCGCTGGTGTTCCTGACTCTGTGGCAGACGATCTTCAATACCCTGATCCAGGGTGCGAATACGATTCTCCCAGCGTCATGGCAGATACCCAAAACATCGTTTGCTGACGCCCTGAGAGACAAGCCCGCAGTTCAGCCAAGCTGGTCTCCAATGGTCACGCAGCCGGCATCGGCAAAGGAAAAGGGCGTAGCCCCTATCCAGGTGCTGCTCCCCAGCCTGGCGAGAAAAGAGGCGTCCCAGCCTCTGATGATGCTGGCGCAACCAAAAGCACCAATCATGCAGCTGGTCGCGCCGGTTGCTGCAAAGCCAGCAGCAAACGACACCCAGAACATCAACCTCTACATGGACGGGAAAAAGGTCACAGACGTGGTTGTGCAGCGGATGGCAAAAGAGGCCAGCAAGCCGCAGAACAGTGTCCAGGCCTTTGACCCCAATCGCAACGTGCTGAGGCCTGGAACGTCCAGTCTCGTTGTCCCGAGGAACTAACCGATGAGCCTCACAAGTTTCCTGGACAATTTCGCGCCGGGCGGGGATCCATTTGCCACCCGGTTGATTGTGGGTGACATCGAGTTCACCGGGCTGGAGGTCCCCGAAGCGGTAACCGTCGGAGCCGAACAGAAGCTGGTGGTGCACAAGCTTGTGGGCGGTCGACGCACAGTCGATGTGCTGGGTGTCGACTACGACGATATCAGCTGGTCCGGCTGGATGACCGGCGCGACGGCGGGCGAACGGTGCCTGGTCCTTGAGGAGCTGAGGGATGCAGGCCAGCCGCTGACGTTCAACATGGACGGTTACTACTTCAGCGTTCTCATTAAGGGGTTCAGGCCTCGGTTTGAGCACGTTTACCGGCGCTTCTACACCATCGACCTGACGGTGATCAGCCGTCTCGACACGCCAATCACTGAAAACGCGCTGTCCGGGACCCTTGATTCGCTGATCAATAGCGATGTCGGTGAGTCCCTGGGCTTGGCCAGCATCATCAACTCCGATGCAGTGACCTCAAGCATCGGCACCGTCAAGGACGCAGTTTCGCAAGTGCAGGGCTTTGCCAACGCAACCATTGACACCGTGCAGACAGTCGTTCGGCCACTGGTGGCTGCGCAGGAGGTTGTGCAGTCGGTCATTGCGCAGGTTGGGGCATCGGTGAGCGACATCACCTCTCTGGGTGGCCTGCTGCCAGGCAACCCGATAGCGCAGGCTGCCAACAACGTCCTCCGGCAAGGTGCCGCGCTCACGCAGCTCGCGCCGCTCTACCAGATGCAAAGCGTGCTTGAGCGGATGCAGAAAAACGTTATGGCGGGGCCGCTGGCAAATGGCACCTCCAGCATGACGACCAGCAACACCACGCTCCAGCGAGTGGCTGCCGACAGTTACGGCGACCAGTCCCGATGGACCGAGATTGCTGCCGCCAACAACATCCAGGACCCGATGCTGGGTGAAATCCAGACCATCAAAATCCCCATAGGTGAATAATTGGACGTCAATCAGGCCGAGGTCATACCGGGCGCCCGGCACGTTATTGGTCGGGTCAGGCTGAACGGGGTTGACGTCCCATTCGTTTCCGCTGATATCGACAGCAACAACTTCTACTCAGCAGACACCTTTACAGCGGTCTTCGCTTTGAGCGCCATGCCGGCCGATGCCGGAACGCTGGCTTGGTGGAGCGCTCAGGTAGAGATTGAATTCGAGGTCTCGATCGGGCTTGTGGATCAGAACTCGACCAGATGGAGCAAGATCGTCGTAGGGGGTGTGGACCGCTGGAGTTTCCACCCAGCGCGGTTCGAGGTCAGCATCGAGGGCCGCGATTACACCGCGAAGTTCATCGATACGAAGACCAGTGAGAAGTTTTCCAACTACACCACCAGCCAAGTTGCTGAACTGCTGGCGGCACGGCGCGGGCTCAAGGCAGTCGTGACGAAGACCACCACCAGCGTGGGCGGCATCACGAAATATGACCACACGCATGTCAACGATGAACGGTCTGAATGGGATCTCCTGTCCTACTTTGCGGGCATCGATGGCTTCCAGGTCTACGTCACCGGGAACGAGCTGCACTATGAACCGGCGCTCGACCCAGAAAAGGTTGACCAATACCTCATACGCTGGGTGGCGCCAGGACTGGCGGCTTATCCGATTGCCAACGTCTCGGACGACCTCAATTTCGAACGGGACCTGACAATCGCCAAAGGCGTGACGGTCCAGGTCAAGTCATGGAAGGGAGGGAAGGCGTTCACGGAGTCATACCCGACGAGCACTGTGCGCGGCATCAAGCCGGGAAATTCTACACCCAAGCGCCAGGTATACAGCGTCGTCCGAAGCGGGCTCGACCGCCAGGCAGCACAGCAACTCGCTCAGAAACTGCACAAGCAGATCACCGACCATGAAATGCGGATGAGCGGATCGCTCCCAGGCGACAACCTGCTCACCCCTAAAACAATCATCCGGGTCGAAGGCACGCAATCGGCCTTTGACCAGCTCTATTACGCCGAATCAGTACGCCGATCGATCAGTTTCGAGAGCGGTTACACGATGAGTTTCACGGCGAAAAATCACAATCCGAACTCAATGGTGCTCCCATGACAATGGCCTCGCTGCTCAATGCCCAGAGGCAGTACCAGGATAACGGCAGCACCTATACCCGATCGGGGACCATTTCCGGGTATGACCCCGGCAGCCACAGCGTAAAGGTCACGATCCAGCCGGAAGGCTTCGACACGGGCTGGATTCAGCTGTCGGCCTTGGGGATAGGAAACGGGTGGGGCGTATTGGTCGGCCCGCAGCTCGGCGATGAGGTGTCAGTGGCGTTTGATAATGGCGATCCGAACCTTGGGAAGGTCACCGGCCGGTATTTCAGCGATGTCAATCCGCCTCCTGCTGTTCCTGCGGGGGAAACATGGGTGATTCACAAATCTGGATCACTTCTCAAGTTCACCAACGACGGAAAGGTTCGAATCCATGCCGTCAATGCCCTCAGCGTTGAGTCGGAAGCGATGATCAACTACGTCGCCCCGGCGCACCACTTCACCGGTGGCCCGGTCAGCATGGACAGCACGCTGACAGTCACCGGCGGCGACGTGATCGCTGATGAAATCAGCCTCAAGCTGCACAAAACCAGCCAGGTTCAGTCCGGCAGTGGCGTGAGCGGAGTACCGGTGCCATGAAGGACCTGAATCACTACATCGGCGGAGATCTTTCGCTGTCGCCGACCGGGAGTATCTCGCCCGTAGAGGGGATCGAACGAGGCAAGCAGCGGGTTCTTCGCCGGCTCATCACCAACCCGGGCGACTACCTTTTTCACCCTGAATACGGTGCAGGCCTCGGCCGGTACGTGGGCTCTCTGATGAATATTCCAGAGATCATCGCGCTGATCCGCGGGCAAATCTTGCTCGAAGAGTGCGTGGCGAAAAAGCCCGCGCCGGTCATCTCGGTTTCGCCTTCAAACGAGACCCTCTCCGTCAATATCAGCTACACCGACGCGCCCCTGGGTGAGCCGGTGACGCTTTCGTTCGAGGTAAATCGCTGATATGGCATCACTCAATATCAAGGACTTCACGACCCTGGTTCGCGACCAGGTCACCGCCATTCAGGGCCGGGCCGCAGGGCTTGTGGACTTCACTATTGGCTCGTTGCTGAGGGCGATCTGCGAAAGCAACGCCAGCGTCCTGCAGTGGGTCCAGCAGCTGATCGTCACGCTTCTGGCTACCACTCGAGCATCGACGTCGTCCGGCACCGATCTCGACAGCTGGATGGCAGACTTCGGCTTTCTCCGTCTGTCGGCCAGTTTTGCGACCGGGAGCGTCACCTATTCGCGCTTCACGGCGACGACTGCGGCGCTGATTCCGATTGGGTCGCTAGTGGCGTCCACCGATGGGTCGCAGCAATATTCCGTGACCATTGACGCGACAAACCCAACGTACAGCGCTGACCTTGGCGGTTATCTGGTGCCTGCTGGCATTGGGTCAGTCACGGTTCCTGTGATTGCCAGCACAGCGGGGGCTGCGGGTAACGCGCTGATCGGAACCGTCACCGTGATCGTCGGAAGCATCAGCGGCGTAGATACCGTAACCAACCCGGCCATCTTCACAAACGGCGTCGACCCAGAGGCTGATTCGGCCTTCAGGGCCCGATTCATTCTCTGGGTGCAGTCCCTTTCCAAGGGTACCAAGGCCGCAATCGGGTACGCCCTGGTGTCACTCCAGCAGGGTGTTACCTACACGCTCACCGAGAATGAGGACTATGCGGGCAATCTGCTCTACGGGTACTTCTACGCGGTGGTCGACGACGGCAGCGGCGCGCCGAGCTCGACATTCCTGAGCTCTGCAGCGAACGCTATCGAAGCGGTGCGGCCGTTCACAAGCAGATACGGCATATTCGGCCCGGTGCGCGTCACTGCCAACATCAGCATGACAATCATCACGGACTCTACCGTCTCCCATGCCATCGTCGTGGGACAAGTTGTGGCTGCCATCCGGGCATACATCGCTTCCCTGAGCCTCGGCCAAATCCTCCCCTACACACAGCTTGCGTCGGTCGCTTACTCGGTGAGCCCTGCGATAACCAACGTGTCCGCGGTTCTGCTCAACGGTGCAACGGCCGACATCGCCGCCTCGCAGAAGCAGGTCATCCGGCCAGGCACAATAACGGTGGCATAAATGTCGACAGGCGATACCGCAGATATTTTCAGCAGGCTGAAGCGACTGCTTCCGGTCGGATGGTTCGGCGACACCAACCCTATCCTTGATGCCGCGCTATGGGGCTGCGCTACCGCCCAGGCCTGGGCCTATACCCTCTACCTGTACGCCAAGGACCAGACACGAATCAAAACTGCCACGGATGGGTGGCTTGATCTGATTTCACTGGATTTCTTCGGCAATGCCCTGATGAGGTACGCGAACCAGTCGGACCCAAACTTCCGAAACAGAATTCTGATCAATCTTTTCCGGGAAAGAACCACGCGTCCGGCGATGGAAAAGATCCTGTTCGACCTGACCGGCCGGGCGCCGATCATTATTGAACCAGGCAGGCCTGCTGATGTTGGCTCATACGGCGCTGCGGTGGCAGTGAGCCAACCGGGCATCACAACCATGATCAGCAGCGGCCGCATCGTACGGGTTCCGGCCAACACTACCCGGTATCAAGACGGCACCCTTCTGATCGAGCGCGCTTCTCGCAATCTGGCCACTTATTCGGAGAATTTGAGGTACGGCACGGGGGTGAGCATCACCAACTGCGCCGCGCTGTCACCCGCGCTGACGATGTCGGGATCTCTGGTGGCCGAGACCACCGCCGCTGGCGAGCACTACGTTGACGGAGTAATCCAGACAACCGGCAGCACGCAAGCCGTGATTAATCCACTGGCAATCATTCTGTTTGGCGGGGATGACGAGACTCCCAACAAATACACGTGGTCCGCGTTCGTCAAGGATTATGCCAGCGCAAACAGGCAGCTCCGGCTGGAATTCACTGGCGGCGTCGTGACATTCAACCCCCGAACTCAGGCGATCTCGGCGTCCGACGGCGCGACGGCCGGCTTCATTGCTTTAGCCGATGGCTGGTTCCGGGTTTGGGTCACCACCACATGGGCGCTGTCGGAGGACTACTTCGCTCGAGTGAAGCTGGTCAATGAAGCAGGGGCAGCATCATTCACCGGTGACGGTGTGTCTGGTCTGTACGTTTGGGGTCTTCAGCTTGAGCCAGGTACTGCAGCAAGTAGCTACATGCCCACCGGCGCGGGCGCGACAGATCGGGCGGCTGACTTGTTGCTTTCCAACATGCCAGACGGATCAGCCGCAGTGGGCGGTTATTCCTCAGCTGGAGTGTATGGCTCCCTCGTTCACCCTTACCAGGCGTTCGTTACGGCATTCCGCCCGGTCGGGCAGGGGTTGCCCTACGTCGCAGGCTATGGCGTACCCACAGGCGCGTATTCGACCGCAAGCAGGTCTGCATATGGGGAGTACTCGAAAGGTGACGTGACCGACGCTGACATCTACGCCGCGATCGATGCGACAAAGCCTGTAGCAACCACCGTCTGGACCCGAATATCCAGCTGACCAGTAAACCCCTTCTTTGTAGCCGCCCACTGAGGCGGCTTTTTCATGGAGCAAATAATGGATCGAATCCTCGTCTACCCCGGCGCTATCCCGCTGGAAACAGATCTTCTTGCCACCAACAAGAACGCGCTGATCAGTATCAGCAAACTGGCATCGGCCCTGTTTGGCAGCAGCACCCTGGTGAGCGGATTCGCGGTTACGCCAACCGGTCCAGCGTCCCTTCAGGTAGTGGTCGCCCCCGGCGAGATCTACAGCCTCCAGAACATCGACGGATCGGCGTACAGCAGCATTGCTGCCGACACGTCTCATTCGATCCTGAAGCAGGGTATTGCGCTTGATGCCGCAACTCTCAACTGCCCAGCGCCAACCACAACAGGGCAGTCAATCAACTACCTTATCCAGGCGGCCTACCAGGATGTAGACGCCATTCCGGTGGTGCTGCCTTACTACAACGCAAGCAATCCTTCCCAGGCCTACAGCGGACCAGCAAACAACGGTGTGGCGCAGAATACCCGCCGCAATGGCGTGGCAGTGGTATCGGTGAAGGCTGGCGTATCAGCCACCACCGGCAGCCAGTCTACGCCGTCGCCTGACGTGGGTTACGTGGGCCTTTACGCGGTTACGGTCGCTTTCGCGCAAACCACGATCACCTCAGGCAACATCGCTGCGCTTTCCACCAGGCCGCAGATCAACGCGACTCTGTATGGGGTTCAGCCGACATTTTCCTTCCCTGTTTCCGTCCCGGCCGCCACCCAGTCTCAGCACGCGGTCAATCTCGGACAGCTTTCAGCGATCAGAGGCATTCAGAAATTCACGGCGAGCGGCAGCTACACCGTGCTCGATGGCGTAACCAGGATATGGGTCAGTGGTTGCGCGGCTGGCGGTGGCGGTGGCGCCTCTTTGGCTGCAACCAGCTCCTCTTACTGCACGGGCGGCTCTGGCGGCGGCGCAGGCCAGTCCGTGCGGCGTTTCGCGATTACGGTGACTCCTGGTCAAGTCATCCCTATCACTATCGGCAATGCTGGCACTGGCGGCACAGCCGGCAATGACAACGCGACCGATGGCGGTCCGACACAGCTCGGCACTTCCGGCTCGCTGCTGAACCTTCTGGGTGGATCGAAGGGCAAGCTTGGGATCGGCGGCACGGGCGTCGGTTCCGCAGGCAACTATGGCGGGCCAGACGGCGGCGCCGGGTTCCCGAAAGGCGGTTATGCGAGCGATACGAATGCGGTATCGGCCGGCACGTCGTCAGGCGGCAATGGCGGTATTGGCGGATCGTGCCCGTTCGGTCAATCCGGCCCTCCTGGCCGTGGCGCTGCCAATACTTCACTGCCGGGCGCGCCTGGTTTTGGGTATGGAGCCGGTGGCAGTGGCGCGGGCGGGGCTTACTTCTCTGCTGGTTCAACAGCTGGCGCAGCAGGCGCTGCAGGTCTTCCTGGATACATTGAAATCGAATCGTAAGGCTCACGCACGAGGGCCCGACACTAAAGCAGCCCGCCGAACATTCCTAAGCCGCCACGTGCGGTTTTTTTACGCCTGCATTTTTATCAAAGCCTTGATACAAGGAGCGCCATAGTGCAATTGCAAAATTTCTATGCCTGGGACTCGAACGGCAACATCATGCCGCTTGCGACAGGCATGTTGTATTTGCCAGGGACCGAGACACTGGCGACCGGACTTCAAGACGTCAATGGCGCGCCGTTAAGCAACCCCTTCACGGCTGACTCGAAAGGGCTGTTCTCTATAGCGGCACCGAACGGCTATTACGATTTCTTCGTGAACAACGGGCCAAGGTCCGGCCGCCTGCGAGTCATGTTCATTGACGTCGATAAGGTGGCAGCAGACGCAGCGACTGCAAGCACCGCCGCAGGTGTTGCTACCGCTCGTACTGTCAGGTTTGTTTCCGCATCAACCACCGCGCCGACCGTTCGCGACGATGGATCTGCCCTGCAGATTGGGGATCGTTATGTCAACACCACGACCCAAGTAGAGTACATCTACAAGTCTGGCGGCTGGGCATCGAATGAGAGCCTGGCTCAGATTGATGACCTGCACAACCAATCCGACTCTACTAAGGGTGCAGCACAGCTCGGTTGGGACGGAGGCAATGTCGGCGCTCAACTCAAACTATCGAAGCGGCTCGGAAACTACGCAGACCTTCGCGCTTATTCTGGCATAGCAACAATAGTTGAGCTGACTCAGTCGGGGATTTCTGGAGGTTTCAAAAGCCTTGGCGTGGTGGGCGGGTATACCGACGACGGCGGCATGACAATCATCGGGGCCACCGGCATCGTCTGGCGTCGAATTAACGATTCGGTAATCGACGTCGTGAAGTTTGGCGCCATCAGCGGCCAAAACTGCGATGCGGCGTTTGCTGCCGCGGCGAATTATGCGCTTGCGAAGCAAAACGGCACCCACAAGACCCCGCCAGTTATTGTTCCCGGTGGGAACTGGTACCTGACCACTGCAACACCAGTCGCCCTGTGGCATCTTGATGCCGGCGCGGAGATGTTTGACCTTCCAGGGGTTGCACCTTCCTACCAGTCAGACACAAGTTACCTGACGGGCACGGTAATGCGTTACAGCGGCGTAGACCAGTACGTGACGCTTTATATTGGCGACCCGACCTACACTAACCAGAAAAAGACTGGCCGTGTCATGGCGGCCCAAATCATGGGCGCTTCAAACCGAGCGGCTGTAGGCGTATCTGGCTTTACCTTTTCCTCTGGCCGAGATGGTGCAGATCAGTCGAGTATTGGTATTGCTGGCCAGTGCTACAACGACAACGTGAACACACCCAAAACTGGATGGGGCGGTTATTTTGAGGGTATCCGTGCGCTGGCTGGCACTGGTAACGCATTTGGTGTCGAGTCATCGGCGTTCAACTATGCCGCCTCGATTCTCAGCAACCCCTACCAACAGCCAAGCGAGACCACTGGTGTCACGTACGCCTACTGGGCCAGTGCATTGGGGGATTACGACTCCACGGCCGCAATGGGGATAATCACCGCCGGTAAGAAATTCAATCGCGGGATCGTCTTCTACAACAACGCGCTGACCAGCAACGAAGCGGTTGTGATGCCATTTGGCTACAAGATGGGCTGGCACCTGTCTTCAACCTCGGGGATGGTTTCCTACTGCCAGTCGGACATTCTCCAGCAATACGCGGTGGATGGCCCTTGCTACACGCGCGGTTCGCGCGGAGGCGCAACAACGGTCAACAACAGCCTTCTCAAGTTCGACAGCTGGAGCGGTAACAACGCTGGCGCAGATGCTGTGCTTGCATCCGCGCGGATATACCAGACCTCAGCTTTCTCTGGCGGTTTCGCAACCAGTCGAATTGACTGGTCAGCCAAGACCTCTGCGGGCGCCGATAACTTCCTGTCACTCGACTCCACGGCCGTATTTCCGCTGACAACATCTGGGTTGTCCTCTGGCAAGGCCTCAAACCTTTGGAGTCAGGTGTTCGCAGCCACCAGCACAATCTCGACGTCGGACGAGAGATATAAAACCGACATCAAGGATCTGTCTGACCAAATCCTGGACGCATGGGAAAAGGTTCAGTTCCAGATGTTCCGTATGAAGGACGCAAAATCGGCAAAGGGCAAAGAGGCGCGTTGGCATTTTGGAGTTATTGCCCAGCGGGTGAAGGCGGCATTTGAAGATGCAGGCCTCGACCCATTCGCTTATGGGCTGCTGTGCTACGACGAGTGGGACGAACAGGAAGCTGTTGATAGCGAAAATATCGAGGAGAGAGTTCCGGCTGTCAAGGCAGGCAACCGTTACGGCATCCGATACGAAGAAGCACTCGTACTGGAGTGTGCACTTGCGCGCCGATCGACTATCCGCCTTGAGGAGAGGATTGCATCCTTAGAGGGGAAATAGCTGTATATCCCTGCAACCAGCTTTACAAAACCAGACCCCGCACTAAGCGGGTATTTTTTTGCCTGGAGAAAAGCAATGACCATCAACCAAGAGCAGATCGTTGCGATTCTGCCGCGCGCCGCAAAGGTCGCCGGTCTATTCGGACCGGGTCTCAATGCTGCGATGGCAAAGTACCAAATCACGACGCCTGCGAGGGTTGCAGCCTTCATCGCCCAAGTAGGCCATGAGTCCTCGCAGCTCACGGCAGTCGTAGAAAACCTGAACTACAGCGCTCAGGCGCTGCAGTCCACATGGCCGAGTCGCTTTTCGGCAGAAGTCGCCAATGCTTCCGCCAGACAGCCCGAGAAGATCGCAAATATTGCCTACGCCTCCCGCATGGGCAATGGCGCGCCTGGGTCGGGTGATGGCTGGAAGTATCGAGGTCGCGGCCTGATCCAGGTGACAGGGAGGGCGAATTACCAGAAGTGCGGCGATGCCCTTGGCCTGGATCTGATCACGAAGCCAGAGCTGCTGCAGGAGCCTGCAAATGCGGCAATGTCTGCGGCTTGGTTCTGGTACGCCAATGGGCTGAACGCGCTGGCCGACGCCGGCGACCTGCAAGCGATCACGCGGAAAATCAATGGTGGCTTGAACGGCTATGCCGATCGGGCCGAACTCTATGAGCGAGCCCTGAAGGTGTTGGCATGAACTGGTCGGATATCGGCAACATGGTGGGCAAAGCCGCTCCAGTGGTCGGCACGCTGCTCGGCGGCCCGGCTGGCGGGATGGTGGGCGGGCTGATCGCGAACGCGCTGAACGTGCAACCAGACCCGGATTCGGTGAACGCGGCGCTGGTCGCAGATCCCAATGCGCTGCTGAAGGTGCAGGAGTTGCAGATCAACGCAAAGGTGCAGCTCGAGCAGCTGACGGTTACAGCCGAGAACAATCGACTGCAGGCCGCCGGAGCTCAGTACGCCGCCGAAGCAGCAGACCGCGACAGTGCCCGGCAGTTGGCCGCCAAGCAGCCGAACGACCTGATCAGGCCCGCTATCACCATCATCCTGCTGGTGGGCGCGCTTTCGATCCTGGTGTGCATCTTCACCGGCGTCGGCCTGGAAGCGCTGCAGAACCCTGTGGCGGCTAGCACGATCTCGCTGCTGATCGGGCTGTGGTTCAGCGAATTGAAGCAGACGCTCGGCTTCTACTTCGGTATGACCAAAGATTCGCAGACGCAGAACGCCATCGTTACACAGTTCGCTGTCGAGCCCGGTACGGTTACAAAACCAGACAAGTGAACCCCCCATCAAGCCCGGCCATTCGGAGTAAAAACATGCGGACTGATCAATATGTTGCTGGCCCGCTGGGTCTCGTAACGATCGCCCTTAAGGCGAACGGTGGAAGCCTCAAGGTTGAAAAACAAGTGGGGGATGACTGGGTTGCTTCTGACACGTTCGCCTCGGATGGCGCATGGCGCCTGAATCTCGGTTACTCGCAGACGCGGTTCACCCCCGCAGGTGGTGCAGCATTCGAGGTCTACCAATGAGCCTGCTGGTCAGTAACGGACCCCTGCGTTACGCGATCCGCCGAGGACTTGGACTGCTGGGTGACAGCTTTTCGGGCAACTGCCACACCATCGCCGCGACCGCCTACGCCACTGAGGCCTATGGCTACGCCGGAATGATCGCCGCGCGCACTGGACTGTTTCCGAGCTATTTGGACAACCAGGGCAAAGTCGGTGACCACACCGGACAATTCATGGCGCGCCTGCCCGCGTGTCTTGCATCGGGCACGGCCGATCTGTGGCTGCTGCTGTCGCGCACCAACGACAGCACCACGTCAGGCATGACTATGGACGACACGAAAGCCAACGTGATGAAGATCATCACCGCGTTCCTGAACACCCCGGGCAAATACTTGATCGTCGGTACCGGCACGCCGCGTTTCGGCGCGAAGGCACTGACCGGTCAGGCTCTGGCAGACGCGATCGCCTACAAAGACTGGGTGCTGACCTACGTCCGCCAGTTCGTGCCGGTGGTCAACATCTGGGACGGCTTCACCGAGGACATGACGGTCGAGGGGCTGCACCCGAACATCCTGGGCGCCGACTTCCTCAGTTCGCGCATCGTGCCGATCATCACGGCGTTCGACTTCCCGGGCATTCCCCTGCCGACCGATGCGACCGACATCTACTCCGCCATCCGCCCGTACGGCTGCTTGAATCCGAATCCGCTGATGACCGGGACCACTGGTGTCATCAACGCCTCTGCCAACCCGGTCGGGGGTTCAGTGCTGGCCGACAACTACAAGGCATCCGGCTCAGGCCTGACCGGTATCACCACGCGCTGGTACAAGGAGCCTGCAGCGTACGGAGAGGCGCAGTGCATTGAGCTCGGCGGCACACTGGCGGCGGCCGGTGGCTACATCTACCTGCAGCTGAACTCGAACATCACCCTGGCAAACCTGCTGGCCGGCGACGTCATCGAGATGGTGTCGGCGCCGGAGATCGTCGGCAACAGTCGCGGGATTCTCGGCTGGGAAGCTGAGCTGATCATCACCAAACCGGTTTCTGGCACTTCCACCACCATCTACTACCGCTCGATGGACAAATACCAGGAACCGTTCACCTTCCCGTCCAACTGGAAAGGCGCCCTGGAGACGCAGCGCTATACGTGCGACGTGACTGAAACGGTAGTCACCGCGCGCATGGGCCTCTACCTGGCCGCCGGCATTGCTCAGGACTCACGCGTCAAGGTGGCTCAGTTCGGCGTGCGCAAGGTCTGATAGCCTCCGGTCGGCAGCAATTGACGTCGGCGGCCGGGCTTCGGTTAACTGGACGCATATCCAGCTATCAGACCGACCATGACCCCCCTCACCAAAAACACTGCCGACCCTCTGGCCGCATGGAAGCTTATGGTCGAGGGCAGGCAAGACCTCGCCACGGACCCTGACGGCCAGCGGGCCAAGCTGCGGGAGCTGGCAATGCTCGCGTATCAGCGGTATCAGGTCGATGCCGAGCAGCTGTCGGATATGCTTGAGGTGACGGACGCAGCGCGCGAATGGGGATTGATCGAGTTGGAGGAGGGATATCGCCTGGGCATCCTCCGCCATCAGGTGAATGATTTCGAAGCAGGGACGCAGTGTTTCTATAAAGGAAAACTGGTTCGGGTTTTGTGATCGTCGGCAGGACGCCGGGAGAAGGGAAAAGCGCGGGGACAATTCTGGGACACCAGATGTCCCAAATGGTCATTAATGCGGATGCATGGATATTCAGCTAAACCCCCGTCGTCAAAGGAGTTCGTCGGTTTCGCCCAATGATTGCGGCAAATAAAAACGGATTGCAAATCCGCTTACGCCGGTTCGATTCCGACCTCGGCCTCCACTATTAAAGCCCGTAAGATCAACGTCTTACGGGCTTTTTTGTGGGCCGTGAAAAAGTAAACGTTCCGCAACTTTGGGCAGGCGTTGCGCATTCCCCTGCCTGCCGGGCGACCATTGGACAGTCGTGGAGCTCCTCGACGTCATCTCAATTTCCCCTAGATTGATCATTTTCATTCCAGCAATTCCGCCTTGCAAAGGACTGCGCCCTCGAAATTTAGAGCGTTTCGAGGTAGATTCGTGCGCTTCAGCGGTATCGCGCCAAGTACCGCGATTGGATCTGAACGCACCAAGACGGACCTTTGATGAAAGCTATCCCAGATATACTGCCCGTACACGTCGACACGTCCCAACCACTGGGGCAGGCGGTCGTTGCTATGTTCAAAGGAGTCCAAGAGGAGCTAGAGCTAGAGGGAGCTGCTCCGGGCTCAGTCAAGCTCATTATCTTTGGCGGGGTAGCGGTTAACCTTTACACGAGTCATCGGGTCTCTGTAGATGTTGATGCTGAGGTGTATTATTTTGATAATGCTCTCCCCCTCAGCAAGGATGAGCTAATCGCAAGCTTGGGTGCGACTCCCGAGGAGTTTATAGACCCTTCGACAGGTCGCACGCTGGCTCTAAACTACGATCTAACATTCAATACCACTCTGGGGCCTCTACACGAGGACTATCTGGAGCGGGCGATACGACTTGGGGATTTTGGTGAGTCTTCGCCAATTCATGTGATGATCGCTGCACCGGTGGATTTGGCTATCTCTAAGCTAGCAAGAGCCACTGAACAGGACATCGAGGATATTGAAAAGCTTTTGCGAAGAGGCCTAATGTCCGCCGCGGATCTCAATCGACTAGCTTTACAGGCTATTGACGTGTACGTTGGCAACAAGGAACCCCCAAGCTCGATCCTTCGTAATATTATTGCGGACTACCTGGAGACGAACGATGACGACGAAGCGCGCTAATGCCACCGTCCTCTCGGATGATTTGGACCTGCTGACAAAGCAACCTCTTGATCAAGCTGATGATGCAGTCCTCGTTCGCGCTGCACGCGCTTTTTGGTACTCCTCGGATAATTTAGACTCAGCACTTGACTCATTTTTGCGTGTGAGGCGGAGCGCTGTCGAGGTGCGGAGAGCAGGGTATTTGTTGGAGCGCTTGACTCAATTTACGTGTGCTACGGAGGCCCGCGTCTTTGAAGCGAATCGGGCCCTCAAGCGTGTTGTGGCCCATAAGGCTGATCAGGTGACTGTGAAGGGGCGCGCAGATCGATTGGCTCTTTCATGGGGCTTGGATAAAGGTCTGGGTTTGAAGGTTCAGGCGCTAATGCAATTCCAAACTAGGCACTTCGAAGCTACTCAGCAGCAATTGCACACTGCATAAAACTTAGTGCCAAAATCTGACCGTATCCAGCCAAACGTGAAACCTAGCTTGAAATAGCTTCTAAGGTTAGAAATGTCTTGACAGACAATGCGCTGTAGGTACCATGCCAAAGGGCCCCTGGATGTGATAACCATCCAGGGGCCCTTTGGCATGGTACCTACAGGGGAACAAAGTTTCTTTTTTGAGTTTAGTTTTACTCAGATGTAATCTTTGCATTAGGCATAATCAGTATTCACCAGAGGATTGGATTGCAAATCCGCTTAGGCCGATTCGATTCCGACCTCTGCCTCCACATTTAAAGCCCGTAGGATCAACGTCTTACGGGCTTTTTTGTGGGTAGTGTT